CTCATAGGTAATCCAAGTTTTCCTAGTGAAGTTGTGCCTGTAACCAATTACCAATATGAAGTAGAATTGAATGAAAAACGTCGAGAAATCATAGTCATAAACCCAAGAGCAATTTCTCGATTTGCCGACGAATTCCAACGTATACTCGAAAGTAAGTAATGTTAAGCGAAAAAAATTCACTTCCAGGCGATCTATCTAAATTTGAAGTTAAAATTGACGATACTGATATTACTGATTCGGTTGTAAGTGCAACTGTATTTCAAGATATCTTCAGCCCAACCTGGACTGCGGAAATTGATTTGAATGATACTAATAATATGTTAATGAATGTACCAATCAGGCCTGGAAGTAGAGTAACAATTACTGCGAAGACAGATTTGAAAAGTGAAACTGACAGTGAAAAAACATTCAATTTTGTTGTTTTTGGTATTAATAATAGACAATTTCAGAACGCAATGCAACAAACTTATACAATCAGTTGCGTTTCGCGAGATTTTATTAGAAATCAAGGTATTCGAGTTCAACAGAGTTTCAAAAATACCAGCCCTGACCAGATTTGTAGTTCGATAATTAATGAACATCTCGGCGGTTCAGTTGAAACTGATGCTGCAGAAAATCAAGTTGACATTATAATTAGTAATATCAGCCCATTCACTGCAGCCCATCAATTATGTAGAGTGGCTATTCACAACAAAGCAGCTGATATGATGTTTTTCATGAGGGATGATTGGAAATATGCTATGAAAAGTATTGAAGAAATGTATAGTGAAAGCCCCATGTTCAAATTTATTATGCGTCCTGCACATAAACGCGATGAAGTTGGCAATTTAGAAGAAGATTATAATTTGTGTATAACTAACTATCATTTCGAGCATTATGATGCCATGAGTAATATTAGCAGTGGTTTATACGCCAGTAAGCTAGTACAATTCAATTTTATTGATAAAACGTGGACTGAAGAGGTATTCAAATATGGCGATGATGTAAGTGAAGATGCTGCAAAGAAGCCTTGGGAAGATGAAGTCTTTGAACAAGAAAATGCTAATATAACATTCATGCCATTACACCCTGGGTTGTCTGAAGGCGGCAGGACAATATTTGAGACTGCTAAAGATTGGTCAGGCAGTCGCAAAAGTAGTTTGATGAAACTTGAACAAGATAAACTCATTGTTCAACTTCCAGGCGGTGTAAAAGGATGGGAGGCTCTCGGTCATACTGTGGATATTGACTTACCTTCTCATCAAGATTACCAAAATGAAGAGTTGGATAGGCAATTCAAAGGAAGATATCTGGTAGTTGCAATTAGTCATTATTTTGGTAAGCACGCTTACTTTATCAATTACGAGTTAATCAAGAAACGACATGAAGTGAAGATGTAAATGAATCGTCAATTAAAGAATAACGCATTCAGTTTTGGTGAATTTGTTTGGTGGATTGGTGTAGTTGAAGATCGCATGGATCCTGAAAAATTGGGTCGATTGCGAGTACGAATTTATGGTTATCATACTGCAGATACTGGTAAAATCCCAACTGAAGATCTCTTTTGGGCTATGCCGATTCAGCCTATCATTAGTGCGGCTATGAGTGGCATTGGATTTAGCCCAACGGGCATAGTAGAAGGCACGACTGTTATAGGATTTTTTGCAGATGGACATGCAGCTCAGCATCCTATCATTTTAGGCACACTCGGCGGTAAGCCCCAACAAAACCATTTAGATGGGGATGGGTTTAGAGATCCAAATGGTAAGTATCCCACCTACCCTTATGGTGAACAAGACACGAATCGTTTAGCAAGAAATGAGAAAATAAACGAAACGATTGTTCAAAAGAAAAAAGATTCTCTTGATAAAGCAAGAGTAGCTTTTGGTGGGGAATGGGAAGAACCCGAAACTCCTTATGATGCTGTTTATCCTTACAACCATGTAAGAGAAACTGAAAGCGGTCATATTGAAGAATTTGATGATACAGAAGGCGCTGAACGCTTACATCGATATCATCGAGCAGGCACATTCGAAGAAATTCACCCCGACGGAACTACAGTTCATAAAATTGTAAAAGATCAATATGAAATTGTTTTAGGTGATAATTACGTATTGATAAAAGGAGATTGCAAAATTAATGTTGTGGGGGATAGTAGCATTCTTGTTGAAGGAGATGCTGAAATAGAAATCGAAGGAGATTGCAAAGAAGAAATTCATGGGAATTATGACCTTAAAGTAGATGGAAACTGGAATGTTGAAGTTGGAAGGAACTGGAATATATCCGTTGGTGGAAACCAAACCTCTGATACTGGTGGGGTGGAGAAAAGAGAAGCGCGCAGAATATTACTCAACTAACCAATAAATATTTTTGTAAATACTGTTTAACGAAATAGGAGAAACATAATGCCAAGTGCAACCACTAGCGATTATCTTTACACTAAACAGATGAACTATTTGTTGAAAAATATAGCTTGGACTCCTCCCTCTTCTTTATGGGTGGCTTTGTTCACTACCGTACCTAATTTATCGGGTACAGGTGGAGTCGAAGTTTCGACTTCTGGTACTAACTATGGTCGTCTTGAAATTCAAGCTTCAAACGGTTGGCAGGGTCCAAGCGGATCGAATCTCGAATACAGTAATGCATCTGATTTGACTTTCAATGTTCCTACCGCTAACTGGGGAACTATTCAAGGCGCAGGTTTATATGATGCACAAACTGGCGGGAATCTAATGTATGTTGCCTACTTAACTACACCTAAGGTGGTTAACAACGGTGACGGTGCTCCTAAAATTTTAGCAGGTCAGCTTCGAATTACTAGAGCCACTTGCTGATTGGAGTTCAGCTAAATGGCTGGTTATAAGCAAACTGTCATTGATGATGACGCAGCAGCATTTTGGACGTTCGACGGTGATATGGTGGATTCAGGCAGCAGGACGCTGCTTGCGTCACCTTTGCAAATTATTGATGAAATAGATAATCAAAATCCTGCTATTCTGCATGTAGATAGTCCCTCAGGCCCCCATGGTTATCGCATGGGGATGCCGAGTATGATTCCTCTTGAAATGTCAGATCAAGCGAGTATCAGTTTTGGATATTATGGATTTCAGCCAAGTCACCCAGATGGGTATGCGAAAGCTTTCCTAGAGGTTCCTCATTCTGATACGTTCCAATTCCCGAGATATGGGAGTTTCACTGTTGAATTTATGATGCGAAAAGATTATGAAAGCCAGTATATTGCAACTCTTGGTGCTAGCAGTTTTTCTTTTACTCGCCCTATTTTACGTAAATCGGGTGTTATTAACATATATTGGTATAAAACTACTCATGCTTGGGATGTCGATTCTTTCAGAATTTGGTTTCCTAGTGGCCAAACAGCAATTATTCGTTCAGATGGCTGGCTGAACCGAAACATTCATGTTGTTTTAGTATGGGATGTTAAAGAAACTGAAGCAAATGTTTATAGAGCAACAGAAAAGGTATTTTTTGATGGTCGTTTGATGTATTCTGCTACGCGTACATATTATGACAGCTTTCCAACCACAAATATTGCAAGTTCATGGGAAATAGGTGGAACAATCGATGGGCCAACAAGTCATTGGAATGATCGAAATACATCAGCTCTTTATCTTGATCAAATTGCAGTTTATGATAAAGCGCTTACCAATGATCAAGTAGCGAATCATTACAAGAAAATATATGAATATGATAATATGATTCTAAATGATCGCCCCGCCAATTATTTCCCATTTGATGAACCTAATGACTTAGTTGACTGGACAATAAGAAATAGTGTCAGCGGGGGCACAAATGGTGAATATGTAGGTAATATCAATACCATTGCAAGAGGACAGCCAGGCCCTGAAAACATCCCATTATCAAAGGCGGCTTATTTTTCTGATAAGGCGCTAGCATATTTCAGAAAGAATAATTATCAGTCTTACCCCGTGCCGTGGTTCACCACGAATGGTGATTATACAATCGAATTTTGGTTCAATACTGGAACAGCAAATCGTGGCGTTTTGTTTGCCATGCAACAAGAGAAACCTCCGTTCCAAGGGGTAGAAATTTCTATCAATTGGGCAGAAGGAACATACAGACCAGGAGCAATAGAATTCAAGGAAAGTGAAAACTTCGCAATAAAATCGTTAGACTTTGATGAAGACTTTAATCCCTATAGATTTAACGATGGTAAATGGCATCATCTAGTGGCCCAACGTGAAGGAACAACGCTGCGACTTTGGCTTGATGCTGTTTTGCATGCTCAACTTGAGAATGTACCGAAGTATGGCGTGGATGTTTCTGGTGTTATGTATCTCATGGGCAGTAAGCCTGGTGATCTTAGCGTTACAGGTAAGGTTTGTAAATTTGCTCAATATAATTTTGCTCTCCAAGAACAGCAAATAAAAGCCAGATACACTTACGCGATAATTTATCGAATTAGAGGGCAAGTTACTTTACAAGGTGTTCCGACACAAGCAACCATTCGTGTTTACAAAAATTTCACAGGAGAACTTATAACAGAAATCGAAAGTGAACCTAATACTGGTAATTTTGCATTATCTCTCTTGAACAACAGCAAGATTGACTTGATGGTATTTAATAAACATGACAGGAGTGTTCGCTATAGAGCGTACGGGCCTATAACGCCAAGTGAATATGAAGATCTCCCAATTCTTATCTAATCCCCTTCATTAGATAGGTATGCAAACAAATGGGAAACGAAACGGAGAAGATAAGTCATATCATAACAAAAACATCTTCTCCGAACAAATTTCGTTTCTCGACATCTGAATCTATATTCAATTTTCTTCTAAATTTTAAGATCATCAGGAGTTAT